ATGCAGAGTTTCTTGTTATAGTGTCTGCATTATATTCTCCACTTGGAGATATTTGACTATCAGAAGCAATTGTTATATTTACTTTACTCCAATTATCAAAATCACTTGAATACGTTAATCTGTTTGTGCTTTCATTCTCCAACAATAAAACTGGACAATCACTATTTAACCAATCTAATCTTGGTGTATCATTAGATACCTCTTCTATAAGACCATCTTTACGGACTCTTGTAGAAAGACCATTAGCTCTGTCAAAAGTAAAATCCCCACTACCATCATTAGGTAATATAGAATATACTTCTCCAGACTTATATCCGCTTGGTATTAATGCTAACTTTGGTTTAATCATCCTCTTTTAATTTCATGCAACATCCTGTTGCTCTTATCAGTATTTTTTATTTTATCTAAATACTTCTTTAATTTTATAATATTAACCTTTTTAGGTTTGTATATGTTAACGTCTTTATTCATTATATGTACCAGCCTCCTGTGTAATTAACATCTCTGTCTGGGTGCATATCTTCATTACTGCTACTAGTGTATTCTGGATATAAATTAGAATAATTACATATATAATCTAGAAACCTCTTAGTATAAAACTCAGCAGTATCATTCATTCTCTGACCTAAATAAGTCATATCATCGTGTGTTGCTGTCTCAGTATTCTCTGAAATATGTTTCCCAACACCTCCATTAGTGATAGAGAACGTGATATAAGGCAGTATAGTTGACTGTGTATACCATATAAGCATAGGCTTTATATAGTCGTCTAATAACGTCTTATAATTAACGTACTCTGTAGTTAAAATGTCACCGCTAATAACTAGCTGTTGCATTTTCTTATATAGCTTACCGCCTAAGTAGTTTTGTATGTGTAAATCCTGAGCAACCTCAATGTATTGTACAATCTTACTAGAGTCAACATTGCCTTCAATCATTGACCTTTTCTTTAGGTCTGATACGCTTATGAATAGTGCTTTCTTTGCCATTACTCCTCTTCGTCTTTAGGTTCAACTTCAGATTCTTCTGGAGACTCTTCAACCTCTACTTGTGAGCTTAGTTTCTCTCCAGTTTCTTCTTCTCTTTTTACTTTAGTAGAGATATTGTCTAATTCTGTAAACTCAATAGGCTGTAATGTTATAAAGTATAAGTCTAAATCAATTCCATTGAAATTCAATATTTCTTCTAGGGCTTCTATAATACCATCTTGTAAAGGTCTTATAATTACGTTATCCATAAGCACAGCAGCAGTTCTTAATTCTTCTGCATTGTTACCAAAACCTGTATTGTCTTTAATACCTAATAGTATAGGAGAAACAATACCGTGACCTAACATAATCTTTTCTCTAGCTTCATCAGACATAAATTGATATTGTGCATGAGCGTCAGGCAAGTGAATAGGCTCTATGTCAGCCTTTGTATCTTGTGACTCGTTAAATGCAATTATAAATTTACCTGCATTGCTAGAACCTGAGAACTTCTCATATATCTTACGCTCTAAAGCTGCTTGAGTTTCTTCAGGTGGTGTGCCATTATTGAAGTTAATCAATAAACTTGGTTGCAGACCATTCTTAATGTTGTTTATATGATAATTAGAAACCTCTTGTTCTAAGTTACAATACTGTAAACAACCATTGTAATCTACAGGGGCATAATAATAAAATCCGCTTCTGTATGGTTTTACAATATAAAGTTCGTTTTGTTGTTTCTTAGAACCGTTACCAAAAGTAGGTATTCTTTTTGGTTTATCAGTTGTTTTATATTCTGACCACTTAGGATGGTAGTAATACGCTCTTATAATACCGTTAGAGTCGCATTTCTCAGCTCTAAGAGTCTCCATAGGAAAATGTGATACTTTTAGTATTCTATTCTTTCTTTTGTTGTATGTTACTTGTATAGCAGCTTGACCTAGCATTTTGTAATCGTGAGCAATACGCTTAACTGTCTTTTTATTAAGTAACTTTCTCATTTCAAGATACTGCTCAGGTTTTTCTTCTCTATTTGTAGCTTCTAAACCTCTACCTGCAATCATATCAACAATACCATTGATACATCTAGAATTTGTTGGAGAACCCATATAATTATCTATGAGTGTCTTAAAATAGTTATTGTCTTCACCATACTTAACCCACTCCTTGTTGTATTGCTCTTCAACAACAGGGGTTTGGTATCCTGACAATTCTATTACTCTAATGTTTTTACTTTCCATTCTTAATTATATAATAATTTATTGAGGTTGAATCCAAGCTCTGTTGGATATTAAACCTGTGTATCTGTCTTTCTCTACAAAGAGCATAGGCATTTCATAAAAGTTTAACTGATATACTGGGTCGTATTTTTGAGCTAAAAGCTGAAAATAATATCTACTTGGTGAGTTTTGAACGTACTCAGACTGCATAGCATCTTCAGTAGCTATTTGTTTATGAAATACTCTTTGAGTGTTAGTAGACTCTGTACTAACAAAAATCTTACTTCCAACAGGAGCTATAGTGCTATCCTGATTGTCAATAGGTAATCTATGACTGTGTCTTTCCACAGCAGTATTTACTTGAACTAATGCGTTTGTGTAATTTACAAACCCAGAACCTTCATAAAATACAGTTGTATTATGAGATAGTATACTCTCTATCCAAGTTTTTCTATCCTCAAAAGTAGTACCTACACTTGGTGAATTAGGTGCACTACCATATGTATATACTCTATACATTTCAGAGAATCTAATATAGTTAGCAGACGTATCTTCAACGTGTGTTACAATACCATCTGTACATTTTATTAGTTGCCAAGTACTTCCGTTCTTGTATATAAAATGATACCTGCTTAAATCATCTACATCAGCAAATGAATCTTCAAAGTCTGTTAATGAAGTTCCTGACTGGTCTGAATATACGCTATCTCCAACACTAAATCCATATGAAGAGTCTTCTACATATATTGTTCTTTCAAAGTTAGTTATAGGTAATGAATTCTCTTCTCTTAACCTTAAAGTAGTTATTGTTTCATTTAACTGATTGTCTCTACCGTTTATAAAGTGAGCATAAGGTCTTTCACCTATATTGTTACCTACAGGGTCGTTTCCAAAGTCCCTAGATAAATGATTTACTAAATCTGGGTTTCTGCCATCTAAAAACTGTGCAGAATAACCATAGAAGTTTCCATTATTAGCATTAAAGTCATAGTCATATACAGTTATAGCCTCTAATGATGATGGTGAACTGTTAAACGTTCCGTATTCAGCAGAACGAACTTTAAAGTCTCCGAATGTTTCCTCTACTGATTGAAGGTATGTATAGTTATTACCTAACTTCATTTCACCTCTACCATTATTGTTAGTATCATAAACAACAGAGTTATTTGTAGATTCAACTATAGTATCATCGTTAAGGTCTGTAAGTAAAGACTTACCTGCTAACGCACTTTGAGGTATAATTGTTGTAGAAGAGCTTGAACCAGTTTCTTCGTTATTAGAACTAGAACCAGAACCAGAGCTAGAACCAGAGCTGCTAGAAGAACCAGAGCTAGGGCTGTATCCGCTAATATCATCTTCACCGTATGAAGTTGCATTGTCTGCATCAGTATCATCTGGAGCTTCGTATATGAAGTAATCATCTTCATTATTATATGCTACGTAATCATTAGCAGTATTCATCTCACCACTAAATCTAACAATATCTCTATACAAAGGAATATTGTTATCATACAATATAACAGAAAGAGTTGTTGTTTCTTCTATTGAGTTTAAGAAGTCAACATCGCTTAGTGTAACCACTAATAACTCGTTTTGAGTATAGCTAAAGCTAGAGGCTTGTATATGCTCTTTAGACTCTTGATTTATTACAGTAACAGATGTTCCAGAACCTTCTCGTCCTGTAACATTTAATGTAATGGTTGGTAAGCTATTTACGTCTGCTATTGTCATAATATTATAACAACAAATAGGTGTTTTTGTTTTATTTAATAAAAAAAGGGCTCTGTGTTAAACAGTAGCCCTCCTTTGTTAAAGATATTTAGTTATTATGGGTTAATAACTGTTGTGTTTACGTCAAAGTCTAATCCAGCTCCTACTATTGCAGAATCTACAAAGTAAGCAGGCTCTTTTTCTTTTCCTTCAAATGTAATGTTGTAACCATTTAAGTCTCCCATTGCACCACCAGTAGCAGTACCTACAGAAACTTCAACACCATTTTGAGCACCAGCTAAACGGAAGTTACCGTTGTAATCCTCAATTAAGATATGTGGTCTTCCATAAGAAAGTAATTTAAGAGCTTTTTGAGTAGCAGCATCTTGTTTTTTAAGTGCTATTGTTCCACTCTGAGTCCAGAAAGAAGTTCCATTATCTCTTGAGTTCTCGTTAGTTTCCTCAAAAGTATTGTTATCTCCTCTTAGCTCGAATTTGTAAACAACAAGGTCAGTTGTTAATGCTGTAACTTGCTCATCAGAATCTAAGTTCGCAAGTACATCAGCGAAAAGTCCAGAAACGAAGTTTGCAATGTAGATGTTTCTTAATCCACCAACACTCTCTTTACACGCTTCTGTTCTTCCAGTTGCTATATCACAAGGCATAATTTTATATTTTTATTAGTTAAACAAAAAAGGGGATGGGATAGACACCCACCCCCTATATATTAAATGAACAGTTTATTAAGCGTAATAAACAATCTCTGCACCAAATCCGTACTGGATACCAGCAGTAAATCGTGCAATTACTCTTACGTTCTGAGAACCATCAAGGTCAGCCATATCTAAAACTTTTACTTGGTTTAAATCAGATAAAACACCTGTACCGAAGTATAAGTTTGAAGACTGAGCAGCTACCATTTTGTTATCTCCAAGACCGTTAGCCATAAAGATAGAGATTCCATCGAAAGATAACGCTCCGTTGTCATACCATTGAGTACCTTTGTTGTCAGTACCAGCGTTTGACGTTGCAGCAACACTAAATCCACCTAAAGCTCTAACGTAAGCTTTCATAACGTTTTTAGAAACGTATAATTTAAGGTCTTCTTTTCCGTAGATAGCAGAAGGAATAGCGTCTACTACTTTCCCCATCTCTTCAATAACGTTAGCAGCAGTAACAGTAGTTCCTGTTACGTCAATAACGCTTGAGTCAGCAGCAAATAAAGTAGTAAATCCATCGAACTGTCCAGCAGTAGCGTTAGTTCCGCTCCAGATAGTGCTTTCCATTTCTTCAGCTACTTTAGCAGCAACGTGAGCTACTAAATAATCAGCAAAAGATGGAGGTAAGCTGTCAAATGCAGAATATCCCATAGAGATAGCATCCCAGTCAGAACGAAAATCGTCTTTACAAAGTTGTAAGTTAACTTGGAAAGTTTCTGGCTCAAGAATTCTTTCATCAAGAGTTACAGAAGAGCTGTCTGTAAAGTCACAAGTGTCATCAGCAATCAAAGTACCTGTAGCAAGTGATTTTATAACAGCTTTAAATTTAATGTTTGGTTTAACGCTTACACCACCATTTTCAATAGTGTTAGCAGATAATAATGCAGCAGAGATAAAGCCTTGCAATTTCTCACCAGCATAAGTTGTAGTAATAGTTGTTGTAGTTGCCATTTTTATTTAAAATAATTAATTATTAAACATTTTGTTGAACACTCTGTCTTTAGTAGTCATTGGTCTGTTTCCACCTATAACAAATCTAGCTTTACTTTCTATGCCAGACTCAGGAGAGTGAGAAATTTCTTCAGCATCTTCTGATAAATCAACATCAGAGCTTAATTCTGCTGGTACTTCTTTTTGGTATTCTTCTTCTTTTTTCATAAGACCTTCGATAACATCCATAAATTCTTGTTTCATCTTTGATAGGTCTTCTTTAGTTGCGTATTCTGGAGCAGCAGCTTCTTCTTCTACTACCTCTTCTTCTACGACTTCTTCTTCAGCTAGCTCAGTAGTTTCTTCTACTACTTCTTCGCTAACTTCTTCTTGAACTTCTTGCTCAACATTTTCTACCACTTCTTCAGAAGATAATTCCTCTTTAACTTCCTCAACAGGAGTCTCAGATACTTCCGCCTCAGTAGATAGAAAAACATTTTGCAGCTTTTCTAAAATTTCTGTAGCTTTCATAAATTAAAGGTTTTTATATTAGTATAACAATTAAATTAAAGTTTATTTCATTTTTAAGGGTTTGCATTCTCGCATTCTGTGCAATCACTATAAGCAACAGATACGGTGTTTATATGTATACCCTCTGAATGATGAGTGTCTAGAACTGTATAACAACCATTGTGGTTATTTTCTAGAGTAAAATAATATGTCTGTCCAACAGTTAACTGACTATCGTGTATATGCACGTGACTTACGTGAGAATCAGAACACCTTTGTATTCTGTATCCATGCCAAGTTCCAACAAAATGAGTCCCTGTTATATTTCCAATTCCTTGTTTCCAGTAATCAGCTGCATTGCAATCCTTGCAGCAGCTTATACAGTATGTATTCTTGCACTTGCAATACTTTGCTCTCATTTTTTACTTGATTTAGGATGTTTAGCTGGTAATAAATCGTAATCAGTAGTATACTTAGCATTTTGCGGTTTACCATTCTTTACTAAATACATAAAAGCGTTGACTCTTGCGTGTGCCCATTGACTTGCTGATTTTACGTTTGGAGAGTGGCTAGTGTTAAACGCACCTAGTCCTCTTTGAAATACAGATGCTAACATACCAACTGTTACGCCATATCCAAGCTTTTCTTTATATTTCTTATTAAACTCATCAGCTTTTTTTTGCAAAGCCTTTCTGTCTTTTTGAGATACCTTAGCTCCAGTCTTACCAGAAGCATCACCCTTAGCACTTCCTTCACCTTTTGGGTTTTTATTAGGTGTATCTGATTTAGGTGCTTTAGGACTACTCTTAACACCACCTTTAGGTCCTACTTCAGCCATCTTCTCAGAGTCTATCTTTTTTAGCTTACTGATAGCCCAGTTAACTCCAGCAGAGCCACCCCAAGCATCCCACATAAGACCACCGCATCCTTCAGAATAAGGTACGTCTTTGTGTTGTTGATGTCTTTTAAACGATGCCATTCTAGCAATCGTTGAGCGACTCAAGCTAGCACCTCTAGCTAGTTGAGCGGCTCTTGTCCAACCTACACTTGTCCCACAAGAACTACCATTCTCTTTCTTCCATTTTAAAGCTCTCTTAGCATTGTTTCTAGCAGCCTTTGGATAATCACTATAAGTTTTTAATTCTACGTTATTATACGCACTTAAAATCTCTTCTATCTCATATATCTTAGCTAGGTCTTCTGGAGACAGTTCTTCTTCAACGCTTTCTTTAGGACCGTTTTGATTTTTGTCACTAAAGAAACCTTCTATGCTAAATCCTTTCACCTTTTCAGTCTTAATAAACTCTTCCCAAATCTCATCATTATTTACCTTAACTGAAACCATCCAAGTTCCTACAGGCATATTAAGATTGTATTTTCTAGACTTATCTTGTATTTCGTCTTCTATTATCCAAGACTCTACAACAGATAAACCACCTAGCTCTACTTCGTGTTCTAAAGTTGAGTTATTCTGCTTACCCCTTGATAGAAAAAGCTGTGATGCTTTTCTTACAGTATCTTCTGAGAAATGTATGTAGTATTCTTTATCACCATTTCTTCTGTATATCTTCTTGTTAGGAATTAAAGCAGCTCCCATTAATATACGCTTTTCAGAGTTTACCTCAGCAAGTTTTATTTCCTGTGATTTAAGAGCTATAAAATCCTCTTCTATTGCTGGATTTTCAACGATAGAGATAGCCTCTATGCCACCCCATTCATTTTCCTCGTCTATGAATAATTCAAATATATCTAAGTCTTCCATAATATTATAACAATTAATTTTCTTTTTATTTCTAATCTTCTCCTCCAAATGTAGCGTCAGACTCTATCATATTGTCTAGTTGCTGTTGAGACGTGATTTGAGAACTAACTACATATGCTTGAACAGGACCTTGACCGAATTGACCTCCAACAGTTTGTGCTAACTGGTCTTGACCTGTAGAGCCTACTAAATTAAAGTCAAAGGTTCTTCCGCCTCCGCCTTCATCTCCTCCTCCGCCACCGCCACCAGCAGCACCTCTAGATTGTAGTGTGGTTGCTGCGATTTTAGCAATAGATATAGCAGAGCCTATGTTGTTTTTAAGTATTCTTCTTTTACCTTGTATTCCAGCTGCAATAGCAAGACTTTTAAACGCAGCAGATGCTACTGGGTTTAACGCTGCCGCTGCCGCTGCTGCATTGTATCCAGCTTGTTCTTGAAGCATATTTGCTGTAATCTGAGCATTAGCAGCTTGTGTTTTTATTATAACACCTGCTATAGCAGAGCCCTTTTCTAAAACCAAAGCAGCTGTAGCTAAAGCTTCATTTTCTCCAGCAATACCTTTAAATATATTACCTAGACCCTGTACCCAAGAAACATACTCCATATTTATATTTCTCTTAGCTTCAATCTTGTTACGCTCTAGTTCTAGTTCTTGTTCAGCTTGACTCATTTGAAATGCGTGTCTTTCTCCCTGAACCATCTTTTCTACCTCTAACAAAGTAAATCCTTCGTTTAACAAGTTTTGTTTCTTTCTCTCTAAGTCATCTTCAAAGTTAGCTTGTTCAGCATCCATTCTTTGTCTAGCAAGTTCGTTCTGACCTTCTATGTCTTCAGCACCCACAGCACTCATAGGTCTGTTTAAAGCTCCTGCTCCTGTCCCAGCTCTAAGTGAAGCTAGTCTGCTTTCGTCAGCTTTTATTCTTGCTAGTCTTTGATTTACTAGTTCTTCCGCAAACTTACGTTCTAACTCTAGCATCTTAACTTGTCTTTCAGCAGTTTGCTTAATACCTAAAGCAGTAAGTGCCTCTTGATACTCTTCTTCTGCTTGTATTTGACTATCATTCCATACTTTTCTAGCTTGAGCTTTCTGCTTGTCAGTCTTAGCACTTTTCATGAAATCATCAAAACGTTGCTTTTGACGCTCTAAAAACATATCTCTTCTTCTCTTTACATCATCTCTTTCATAACGCTGTCTTATGTCCATTTTCTTGAGCTCGTTTTCCTCAAGCATCATCTCTTGTTTTTTATAGCTATCAAGTATTAGCTTAGACATATCTAGTAGTTGCTGTTTAAGAATTCTATTTCTT